TCAAAGAGTACATTAGAAATCATGGTAGTAAATTTGTAACAGAAAGAATATTCGAGGAGGATTTGTAATGGAATCATGGCAACGTAGATACAAAGAACGTAAGCAAGAAGCCTATACAAAATATCGTAATAGGTTAATGAAAACTAAACAGCCTGATTTTGTAAGGGCATCAACATTTACTGAGGTTGTACACCAAACAGCAATGAGAATGGCTGAAAAGTATATGACATCACTACGCATAGGAGAACGCAATGTCTAATGTAATAGGTAAAGCATTTGAAAATGATGAAGATAAATGGATTGATAGATACAAAGAAGTTATAGCTACACTAGAAAGTATGTCAAATATTGGTATAAGTATTAATATAGATACATTTAATGAGATGAATGATACAGAAAAAGATATACACCTTGACGCACTTGCATTAGAAATAATTAAACATGAGTGGGAACAACATGCTAGATAGTTTCTGCTCAAAATTAAGATTGTTCTTATTGTATTTTCTTTTGCCAATCATGATTGCATTAGTTTTATTTGGCATACTAGAAATTATAATTGATCTATTATTCTGGAGTGGCTATGAGTAATAAAGATGCATTTGAAAAGTTTGACCAAGACAATCCGCAAGTATGGAAGCTGTTTGTTCAGTTGGTTATAAAACATATTAATGCAGGACATAAGCGAGGATCAGTTGAGTTTATATTTAATATCATGAGATGGGAACACGACATGGAAACAACAGATCCGTTTTATAAAATTAATAATAATCACAAACCATTCTATGCACGCAAGTGGATAAGGTTTTGTAAAGAACAACCAGACACTAAATGGTTACGTGTTGTTGATTATTTTCAAACAAGAGAGAGTCAGGCTGATGATCTCTGGGGGTGATTATGAAAGATAATATAGGTTGGTACATTACATTTGTAGTACTAGGTATAGCTTGGTACATGATTATTACAGCATGACGTATAAGGAATTGGTGTTCACTCTCATAGCCAAGAGAAAAAAATATGGGGTAGATACTATGACAGTATCGCAGATGATTGGTGTAGCTGACAGTTCAGTAGGTAACTGGGAGCGCATGCAAAAATGTCCTAATGGTATGAATCTATTAGCCTGGTGCAATGCACTAGAGTTAGAGTTAGACCTCAAGGAATTAGAATCACAATGTCCAGAAGACTTTGAAGCATCAGATGATGTAATAGCCTGGACTCAACAACAGGATATAGATTATGAAAGAGAAAGAGATAAGTTCATCGACTACTACTCAGCAAAAGGAAGGACAGCCAGAAGTTGGCAATCCATGTTTAAGCTTTGGGTTCGTAGGTCAGTCGAGTTTAGGGCAGAGTCAGATCGAACACGTGCAACATATGATAAGACTTCGCCCACCTTTGTTCGAGAACGACGTAAGCGAATCCTTGATATGTCAAATGTATCGAGTAAATTTCTTGAAAGAAAAAGTAAAGACGAGTGAGTTTACTGTAGCCGTAGCCAAGTGCGAGGATTTACTCAAGCCATGTTCAGTAAGTGATGTGCAGATAATGCTTGAGACTATATGCTCTACCTTTAGTTGTTCAGCACCAGAAGAACTAGGACTCAAAACATATTGGGAGTTACTCAAAAAATATCCTGCTGGATTATTTCCATATGTAACTCTACATATATGTGCTACTTACAAATATCCAAGACTACCAATGCCAATGGAGTTTCTAACTTATCTTGATGAAGAGTACGCCAAGTGTCATAGGTTTTTGCATGACCTTAAAAATGCAGGAGCTTGGGCTTTGCAATTAGAACAAACACAGAGTAAAATATAGAACATGAGTGTAGTCAAATATATAGATATAGATAGACACAAAGGGATTGGTGGTTCAGATTCACATGCTCTTATGGGTACAAATGTTACACCCATACATGAGTTATGGGAGCTGAAAACATTACGTAAGCCTGGAGTAGATTTATCTAACGTGTTGCCAGTACAGATAGGTACATTAACTGAAGAGTTTAATCTTGGTTGGTTTGCTAAACAAACTGGTATACATACCGAACCATATCCACAAGAATATATTAAAGTGGATTTTAGAATGGCACACTTTGATGGCTGGTGTCCACATGAAAACGCTATCATAGAGTGTAAGCACACTAACCATTACAATAAGTTAGAGCATGTAAGGGCTAGATACTATGCGCAGATCCAGCATTACTTAATGATGGCAGACCTTGATGTCTGTTATCTATCAGTATTGTTTGGTAATGCACGATGGGAATATTGTGCTATCCCATCACATCAGGACTATCAAGAGATCCTAGCTTATCGTCAAGAAAAGTTTTGGAATATGGTAGTAAACAACATAGAACCAACCGCAGATAATACTGCATGGAGACTGTATGAGTAAGATGAATATACCTGACGAAGCCGTCAAAATATTTAAAGATTTAAAAATTAATAGTAGTGAAGCCACATGGGATTGTCATGGCACACCTGTTGTATTGCATAAGTATATAGAAATCATAGGAGCTAAACTTAATGTAAGTATAGATAGCCTGGATGTTATAGAAGCTAATGCAAAAGATGGGATAGTCAGCATGAAATGTGTAGCCTCTATCAAAGATAGACAAGTTATATCTTATGGTGAGTGTAGTCCTAAGAATAATAAGAACGCCTATCCATATGCTATGGCAGAGAAACGAGCAGTAGATAGATGTATCTTAAAACTTGCTAACTTACATGGCTTTGTCTACTCAGAGAATGAGATAGATGACAAAGCACCAGCAAGTAAACCTAAGACAGCAGAGAAGAAACTTATATCTGTTGAGCCTACTGTACAACAGTTCATTAGTGAAATGACTTCTGATCAATCATATACTGAGTTTAACTCTATAGTTAAAAAGTATCAGGGAGCTATGGTCATAGCTAAGAAAGAAAACCCAGAGCTGTATCAAGAAGCTAAAACTAAGTATGAATTAATTAAAGCAAATCACACAAGGAGCATATAATGTACAACAAGATAACACTAATAGGTAGACTAGGTAGAGATGCCGAAGCTATGGAATCAAAAACAGGTACTAAATATTGGAAATTTAGTATTGCTACTAACGAATGGATCTCATCTAAGAATGAAGAAGAAACAACCTGGCACAACATTACATGCTTTAATGACTATGTTGGTAAGCAACTTGATGACAAGGGTAAAGCAGGTACTTTGTTATATATAGAAGGTAAGCAACAATACAATACCTACACTAACAAAGATGGCCAAGAAGTTACTGCTGGTCAGGTAGTCTTAGATAGATTTGGATCTGTATGTAAAATCATGGAGCGTAGTCAACCTAAATCTACAGGTAATGTTAAAGATGATTTCGATGATGACTTGCCACCATTCTAGGAGATACCATGAAAGTAAGAGCAAGACAAAGAGATGTTTATTATTTTATAAAACATTTTATTGCAGCATATAAAGCATCACCTACATATAAGGAAATATGTGGGGGGTGTCGTATTAAAAGTAAAAGTCATGCCTATGGTTTAGTTAAACATCTGATTGAAGAAGGGTACTTAGAAAAAACTAAAGATACTAATTTGAACAGACAGTTGAAGTTAACTAAAAAAAGATATAGGATAATGATGTAACTCCTCGAGTTACCACGCTAGGTTAGTTTATTTTTTTCATTACCTAGCGATTCCTAGATTTCCCCCACTAGCTGGGGGTTTTTTTTGCTAAATCTACGAGAAGATATCTAACATAAAGATACAGAAAGATTGATATATTTGGTATACGATTGGGTTAGACAATATTTTAACAGGGGTATACGGCCAAATGAGAGCGTGTGAATTACATGGTTTGTTCTAATTCTGGGCAAATGGCATCCATTCTTCTATTTGCTGGTCAGTTATGGTATCACTTGGAGTTAGACAGCCTGGAATATTATTTATTCCTTTGCCAATTAAAATGATTCCAAGAAATAAAGTTAATACTATTAAAAAATCTTTCATCTATCGTCTCACCAATGAGCCACCAAAATATAATCCTATGATACTAGACACCACATGTGTATCTAATGGTGTGATTACTAATCCACCTAATGGTTTCCACAATGTCATATCAGTACTGCTACTAAATATCCAGAATCCTTTGGATACTGATTCGGTATAGCCAACAAAGATATCCATGTTTGGATCTATGAATGGTGCAAGTTTAGGTAAGACTATGATTGCCATCACACACATGAGTGCAATGTATCGTCTGGTGTTCTTGGTGAATTGATCAGTTACATTTCTAGCTTTATCAAACTGTTTAGATTGGAAGTCTGCTCGAGCCATCATCATCTTTTGTTGCTCAGCTTTGTCTTTACTATTCTGAGCCATGATTCCTAAGATGCCACCTAGTACAGTTGATGCACCCATTGATAGTAGTTCCATTGGTATACCCATGTTATCTCCCTAGTGGATTGTCATTCAAAACATTGTATAGTTTTTCAAATTCCTTCTCACTCCATAAGGTCATACTCTCCTCGACTTCTGATATCTCATCATAGATTTCTGAGATTTCATCTTTCATTTCTGTAAGCTGAGTTGACTGAGTTTCTACAATCCCTTCTAGCTTTGCAATCCTATCTAACAGTACAGAGGTATCAGCCTTCTTAATCTTGCCTAGCCTGGTGTTAATCTTTTTTACTTCGTCTACTGTATTTTGGAGCTTTGAATCGTTTGCGCTCATTTTGTAGATTATCCCACCTGCGGCTGGAATTATTGTCAAGACCAGCGATAGTAATACTGCTGGTGTTAAGGTTATACTCTTGCTCCCCTCCATATATCTGCTCCTGTCTGAGACTAATCGTTTCCACGATAGTAATACTATCTTGAATTATTTGCAAATAAGCTATAGG